CCAAGTGGAATGTATAGAGCTGTAGCTCGAGATTTTTTACTTGATCAACATGCAAAAGGAAAAATTAAATTAGATGCAGACACACTTAGAAATTTAGAAGAACGTAATTATCTTTCTGGTGGTCAACCTTTGATGTACGCAGATCCAATTAGAGTAATGCGTTATCATTACGGTGATGATGTGTTTGAAAAAATTCCATTAGATAAAATACCTACAGGCGCGCGATCTGAAATTATAGATGTAATGTCTAAAGTAGAAGCACCACCAATTAGAACAGAACCACCTAAAACACCTGGTGGATATTTAACACCTGGTGAATACAGAGCGAACATTGAAGAGATGCAAAGAATTGAAGATGCAATCAAGAGACGTGAATCTAGATTTGCAGATATGACAGAAGAAGAAATTCAAAATGAACTTGCACAATATGGTGGTAAACGATCTTCTTTTGAAATGGGACTTGAACAAGATTATCCAGAAGAATTTGCAAAATATAAAAAACCAAAAGACATAGATGAACCAGAAGGTAAAGCAGATGGTGGAAGAATTGGATTTAGTAAAGGTAAAAAAGTTATGTCAGAAATTGACAAACTTATAGAACAATTAAATAAAAAAACTAAAGGTAAAAAATCCATGGAATCTGTTAATCCAAAAACTGGAGAAGTAACAGTTCCTAAAAGACCAATTAGACGAGCAGAAGAACCAACAGGTACAACTGTTATGGATCCTGAACCAGAGATTGTAGATGAAAGATCAATTCCAAAAACAGGAAAGAAAACTACTCAAAGATATGATCAAGATATAATTAAAGCTGCAGATGAAATATATCCAAGTTATGATGATCCAAAGATTGCAGCAGATCAAATCGTAGATTCTTATGCTCAAATGAAATATGGATTAGAAGATCAATATGGTCTTTCTAATAAAGAACGTATGGATTTATATCGTCAAGCTTATGATTACGTTATGGATTACAATAGAGGAGCTATTGGAAAAACAACAGGTACAATTAATATTTCAGATGAAAAAACAGCTAAAGCTTTTACAGACTTCGCAAGAGAAAATGATCCTGAAGGATTTAAAAAAGTTCAAAAAACAGTAGACAGATTAAATGAATTATCAAATCTTAGAAGTAATCAAGAAATTTTTGAAACTTATGATTTAGAAACGTATAATTATCTTACTAGCGGACAAATTTCACAATTATTAAATCAACTTAAAAAACCTTATAAAATTTTAGATGAAGAAAAAGATTTAGTTAAAATGGGTTTTACTAACGAAAATTTTGAAGGAACAGGTTTAAAAAATTTTGAAGATATTAATTTTAGAGCGGATAAAAAACAATTAAAAACTTATTTAGAAGATCTATATAATAAAAAACAAGTAGAAGAAGCTCAAACTGAATTATTTAATTTAAAAGATACAGGTAGAGAACCAAATGCTAAAGGTGGAATCGCAGGATTGTTATAATGAGTGAAATTAAAAAGTATAAAAAGTATTTAAACTTTAAAGCAAACCCCCGTTACCTGTCGCGCGATTTTATAGTCCCGTTATATACAGGTACAGAACCAGATATTTACGAAGATAAAAAACCTAATATAAATGATCAAGAAATTATTGTGGATCCTTCAAATATATTGCCTAAAAATTTTACAGATGATATGCCATTTGCTCCACAACAAAACGTACCTGGTCAACAATTAGAACTTGCTGACGGAGGCAGCGTCGAGAGACAAGGGTTTGCACCGGGAGGCGAAGCAAAAAAATTTAGTAGAGTAAAAACTTCAAAATTTAAATATCCTTTCACAGGTAGATATGGAACTATTTATTATTCAAAACCAATAGATTATAAGGCTCAATCAACCTTACAAGTTGAGAAAAAATATAAAAAATTTAAAAGTTATTTTGATAAAGCCATTGAAAAAGAAGACTATAGTTATTTAAATACAAGTAATAGAGGAAAAGGAAAACTTCCACATCATTACAGTCAAGAATTAAATAAATTAAAACCAGGCACATCTGAATTTAAAATTTTTGCTGAAAAAATAGGATTAGATGAAAAAACATTAAAAGAAGTTCTTGAAGAAAGAAAAAAATTTGTTTTAGCAAGTAAATCAGAGGCTTTTAAAAGAGGTAAATTAAATAAAATTAATGATCAAAAAATAATTTATGAAACATTAGAAAAAGGACCTTCAGATGTTAAAACTTTATCTAAAAAAACAGGGCTTACTCAAACAGAAACAAAAGAAGAATTAAGAAAATTATTACAAAATATTTATGCTCAACGAGTTCAAATTGGAAAAGGAAAATATGCTTTAGAAAATAAATGGTCATTATTTTTACCAAGGGAAGAAAATAAAATAGATCAATTATTAAAAAATTTTTCAAAAACTAAAGGAATAGAAAAAATACAAAAAGATACAATTGGAGATTTATTTTATAAAGCATATGGAAAACAATATTTACCAGATGGAAAAACTTTAAACTCAACTTATAGCCCAGCAAAATATAACGCCGTATTAAATAAATTAAGAGAATATAATACTATCAGAACCGCTTTACAAAATGAGTTTGGAATTAATTTAGAATTAGATCATCCTTTAAATAGAGCTGCTTTAAATAATATAAATGCCACACCTGATCAGTTAGTAAGAGTTAATCCAATTACTAAAGAATTAAATAGAGGTATTAAAGAAAAACTTCAAACAAAATATGATAAAGTAATTAAAAATATTAAAAATGCAAAAGGAGTTGAATTAGAAAATTTAACTAAATATTTAGAATTAGAAACTGGAAAAATTTCATCTACAGGTAAAGTTTTGAAATATGGGGTAGATCCATTTGAAACTTTAAATATGAAAAAAGTTATTCTTCAAAATTTAGAAAATCAAAACATAATAGCACAAAGAATTAAAACTCCAGAATATGCAGAAATGGTTAAACAGGCAGGAGTTGAAAAATTTAAATTTAATGTACCTGAAGTAAATACTAAAGATATAACAAAATTTTTTAAAGATAACCCCGATGCAATAAAAATAGCAAGGTCCGCTGGATTTAGATGTAGAAAATCTGTAGCAGGACCTATTGATGTTGAATGTTTAGCTGATGATGTTATTAAACAAGCAGAAAAAGGAACTACTAGTGCAATTAATAAAATTACCAAGTTAGCAAATTTTGCAAGAGGATCAGGTAGTTTTATTTTTGATTCTTTAATTGGAAAAACTCCCGGAGCTGCAGCTGTTAACTTTTTATTAAATATTCCTTTTGCTATTTCAGAAGCACAAGAAGGAAAACCAGGTCGTCAAGTTCTAGGAACATTGACTAACATTCCTTTTGTTGGACCTTTGGTTGGAACAACAGAAGAAAGTGAAATTACACAGGCAATGGGTGCAGATGCTCCTTTATATTTTAAAATTAAAGATGCCTATAATGAATATCAAGATATTCCAAATCAACTTCAAAGACTTGAAAATACTAAATCAGAATTGTCAGGTCTTAGATCTCCAGATGAAACACCTAGCGATATAGTAGAAAAAGAAATAGAACTTGAAAAAGAAAAAATATTAAAAAAAGATAAAGAATTGGAACAATTTTTATATCCTTTCACTGATAAAGAGGGAAATTTAAAATATCCAAAAAATATACAAAAAGGATTAGATATATTAAAAGAACAAGAAAGACTTAGAAATTTAAAAACAGAATTTGTTCCATCTGTTGATGATACAACAGTTCCAACAGAAAGTTCGTCCATTGAACAAATAAATAAACAGATAGAAGATTTAGAGTCTAAAAAATCATTGTATGGAACTGATATAGACAGAAATAGAACATTAGAAGACATAGATGCAATTTATGAAAGTGGAGCAAGAGGAGGAGCAGCAAGAGGAGGAAGAATTGGATTTAAAGATGGAACAGATGATCCAGATGAAAAACCAGTTATTCCAATAGATCCATTATCTGATAATACAAAACCTACAAATATAATGGATACTAAACTTACTAGAAGACAAGTTATTGGAGGAATAGGAATAGCAGCAGGAGCTCCTATCATAGCAAAATTAATGCAAGAAGGAAAAGCAACAAAAGCTGTACAAGCAGTAAAAATTGCATCTAAAATAAAAATTGAACCAACAAAAGGAATGTATCCATGGTTTCCAAAGTTAGTTGAAAAAATAAAAAAAATGGGAAAAGAGTTTGAAGAAAAAGAATTAATAATGGAACCTTCTTATAAAAATGATCCTAGACCTTTTATTTCCGGAATACCAAAAGGACAAGAAAAAGTAACTAAACACGTAGACGGTGATACTACTTTTATTTTAAGAGAGTACCCTGATGGAAGAATTGCAGTTGATATTGATTCGCCTAGAAATCAACAATCATATGGGCAACCTGTGAGTTTATATTACAGACCTAAAATGGAATTTAAAAATTATAAAGGTGAAACAAAAATAGAGCCTCCAGAATTTAAAGTTCTTGAACCAGAACCACGACCTTTTGTAAATGGCCCAGATGATGTGGACATTACATTTACAGAAATTCCTAAAGACCCAAGCCGTAATATTGTTTATGGTGATATAGAAGCTGCTGAAAGATTTGCAACTGGAAAAATTAAAAATAGAAAAATTATACCTGTTAAACAATCTTTAAGAAATGAAATGGAAGAAGAACCTTCAACTTTTATTATGAGACAATCTGGGGAACTTGGTTCAGAAGCACGACCAGAACAAATAATTAAAATACCTGAAGAAAAAGCAACAGGTGGCAGAGTTGGTTTTAGTAGTGGAGGTCCTCCTGCAATTAAAATTGCAAGATTAATTTCAGAAGCATTAAGAGAATTAAAAAATAGTACGTCAATGGTAAGTAGTACTGCTAGACATATAGGAGTTAAAAATGCAAAACTAGAAGCGTTAACTCCTTACAAAAACGTACCTGATGAAAATAAACATATAAACATTTTAAATAAAATAGAAAAAACAAGAGAAAATTTACCAAGAGAATATCATAGTATATTAGATGACATTAAAAAAGATGTAGAAAATTTTGATTATATAAACGCTGACAATAGAATAATGGCTTTAGATGAAGCAGTATCTCCAGAACTAAAATTTGAAAATTTATCTAAAGATATATTTCCAATGGAAGATCCATTAAATGATGCTTTTATTATTATAGATCCTGAAAAAAATCATTCTGTTGGAAGATATATTCAAAGATATTCTATTGATCCTGAAACAAGAAGAGGAATAGTACAAACATTTGATACATGGGATTCTAAAAATCAAAGATTTTATCCTAAAGGCGAAGAACAATTAAGAGGTGTTGAAAGTATTGAAAAAGGTAAAGAAGGATTAAATTAGTGATTAAAAGATTAACCAGAACCATACCACCATTACGTGGCCCTAACCCACAAGGCTTGAATATTGGTTATAATACTGTTAGAACAGTTAAATCGGAGAAAATAACAAATGGCAGAAATAGAAAAACCAATTCCAACAATAAGTAGACCTTTGACTCCTGAACAGGAGACAGATCTTGTTATTAGTGAAACAGAAGAGATTAAAACATCTCCAACTGAAGTAACTGAAAATGAAGATGGTAGTGTGGATATTAATTTTGATCCAACAAAAGATTTATCTGGCCAAACTGAATTTAATGCAAACCTTGCAGAAGTAGTTGAAGAAACAGTTTTAAATAGATTAGGATCTGAACTTTATCAAGATGCACAATCTTATAAAGATTCAAGAGCAGATTGGGAAAAAGCTTACACTCAAGGATTAGATCTACTTGGATTTAAATACGAATCAAGAACAGAACCATTTCAAGGTGCATCAAGTGCAACTCACCCGGTATTAGCAGAAGCAGTTACACAATTTCAAGCTTTAGCTTACAAAGAATTATTACCACCTGAAGGACCAGTGCGAACTCAAGTTATTGGTGCAACAACTCCTCAAATTGAAGATCAAGCAGAACGAGTTTCTGAATTTATGAACTATCAAGTTATGGATGTTATGAAAGAATATGAACCAGAGTTTGATCAAATGTTATTTTACTTACCACTATCAGGTTCAACGTTTAAAAAAGTTTATTACGATGAAATATTAGGTCGAGCTGTTTCTAAATTCATTCAAGCTCAAGATATTATTGTTCCATACACAGCAAGTTCACTTGAAGATGCAGAAGCAATTATTCATATTATAAAAATTTCAGAAAACGAATTAAGAAAACAACAAGTTGCAGGTTTTTATAGAGACATAGAATTAAAAGCATCTGATGAATTAACTCAAGAAGATGATGTTAGATCTAAAGAGAGACAATTAGAAGGTGTGACTATGAGTGGTCAAACTGAAGATGTTTTTACATTATTAGAATGCCATGTAAATTTAGATTTAGAAGGTTTTGAAGATAAAGATTCAAATGGTGAGCCCACAGGAATTAAATTACCATACATTGTAACTATTGAAGAAAATTCTAGAGAAGTTTTATCTATCAGACGTAACTATTCTGAAACTGATCCTAAAAAACAAAAAATACAATACTTTGTACACTTTAAATTTTTACCGGGATTTGGTTTCTATGGTAACGGTTTAATTCAAATGATTGGTGGATTATCACGTACTGCTACACAAGCATTAAGACAATTATTAGATGCAGGAACACTATCTAATTTACCTGCAGGATTTAAACAACGTGGAATTAGAATCAGAGATGATGCTCAATCTATTCAACCTGGTGAATGGAGAGATGTAGATGCACCTGGAGGAAATTTAAGAGATGCATTTATGACTTTACCATACAAGGAACCGTCACAAACTTTATTAGCATTAATGGGGGTCGTGGTTCAAGCAGGTCAGCGCTTTGCTTCGATAGCTGATTTGCAAGTAGGGGATGGGAATCAGCAAGCAGCAGTGGGCACGACCGTGGCTTTGCTGGAAAGAGGAAGCAGAACAATGTCTGCGATTCACAAACGAATATATGCTTCAATGAAAGAGGAATTTAAATTACTTGCAAACGTATTTAAATTATATTTACCACCAGAATATCCATATGATGTTGTAGGTGGTGCAAGAACAATTAAACAAGCAGACTTTGATGATAAAGTAGATATTATTCCAGTTGCTGATCCAAATATATTTTCACAAACACAAAGAATATCTATTGCACAAACAGAATTACAACTTGCAATGTCTAATCCTGGAATTCACAACATGTATGAAGTTTACAAAAATATGTATTCAGCATTAGGTGTAAGAGATATTGATAGAATTTTATTACAACCAGATCAACCCACACCAAAGGACCCTGCGTTAGAACATGTAGATGCGCTCGCAGGGAAACCATTCCAAGCTTTCCCAGGACAAGATCATAGATCACATATTACTGCTCATTTAAGTTTTATGTCTACTAATCTTGCAAAAAATGCTCCTGTTGTTTTAGCTTCATTAGAAAAAAATATTTTTGAACACATTTCTTTGATGGGACAAGAACAAGTTGAACTTGAATTTCAAAATGAAATTGCTCAAGTAGCTCAAATGAGTCAAAATCCACAGATGATGCAGAATCCACAAGTACAAGCTCAAGTACAAAACATGCAACAACAAATAGAAGCTAGAAAAGCTAAAATTATTGCTGATGCAATGGAAGAATTTATGTCTGAAGAAAACAAAATTATGTCAATTATTGATAATGATCCTATTGCAGCATTAAGATCACGTGAATTAGACCTTAGAGCACAAGAAAATGCTACTAAAGAACAAGAAAACAAAGAAAGAATTAACCTTGATAAGATGAAAACAATGATGGCACAGTCAACAGATGACAGAAAACTACAACAAAACGAAGAATTAGCTAAATTAAGAGCAAATACTTCACTTGAAAAGACTGTTTTGGCTGCTAGATTAAAAAAAGATAGTCAAACATACAAAAAATAAGGTATAATAATCATATGAAAAACAAAAATAAAAAAATTGGCCAATCTAAACAAGTAGATCATTCAAAATTTACTAATGCAGAAGGATATTTAGTTGGTGGAGTTGATGTTGAGATGTCAAAACCAAATGAAACTCAAACTGATGTAGTACAAGGTCAAGGAAACATACTTCCAGAGAAAAAAAGATCAGCAAAGTGGTACTAAAACATGATTCAAATGTTAGGAGCCGTTGCACCACTTGCAAAGATTCTATTTAATACAATTGATAAAGCTGTTCCTGATAAAGATCTTCAAGAAAAATTAAAAGCACAATTACAAACTCAATTATTACAATCTAATACACAAGAATTACAAGCTGCAGCTAAAATTATTGAAGCTGAAGCAAAAGCTGGGTGGTTTGCATCATCTTGGAGACCATTGTTAATGTATGTATTGATCTTTATCTTGGTTTGGAATTATGTTATAGGACCGGTTATAAAAGTATTCACAGGAGCTGTTATCTCTTTTGAATTACCTGGCGATGTTTGGACATTATTAAATGTTGGACTCGGAGGTTATGTGGTGGGTCGCTCTGCTGAATCTGTTGCAAGAACTTTAGCAAATAGACCTGTAAATAAAGAACAAGAAAACGGATAGGATAAAAAATGGCTGGATTAGGAAAACAAACAAGAGGAACTGGTATCGCTAAAATTCAAAGACAAGAATTTAAAAAAGGTGGAAAAGCATTTCCAGATTTAACTGGAGATGGAAAAGTTACTTTTAAAGATGTTTTAAAAGGTAGAGGTGTTATCAAGAAAAAAGGTGGAATGATTAAAAAAGCTGACATGCTAACTGCTAAAATGTCTGAAAAGAAAAAAGGCAAAATGATGAAGGGTAAAAGATAATGGGTGATATTGCACTAAGAGGACATGGAAGAGCTCTTTTAAAAAAAGGAGGAAGAACTAAAGATATGTCTAAAAAACATGAAGGCATGGAATCAATCGCTGAAGAAGCAAGAGAAACTAGACTTGAAAAAAAAGGTTATAAAGAAACTAAATCCGGTAAAATGGTAAAAGCTGCCAAAGGTGGTCAAGCTAAAGTTTCTAAAGTTATGAGAGAGTTTGGAAAAGGTAAATTACATTCTGGTAAAAAAGGACCAGTTGTTAAATCTAGAAAACAAGCAATAGCAATTGCTCTTTCAGAAGCTGGAATGTCAAAAAAGAAAAAATAATGGGTAAACTTTGTCCAAGAGGAAAAGCAGCAGCAAAAAGAAAATTTAAAGTGTACCCGAGCGCGTACGCGAACATGTATGCATCTGCCGTTTGTTCTGGCAAAGTAACACCAGGTGGTAGAAAAGGAAAAGCTGCTGGTGGAAGTCTTTCACAACAAAGAAAAATGGTATCTAATTATAAACAAGGCGGTATTGCAAAAGGTTGTGGTGCAGTATTAGAAAATAGAAGAAAAGTTACAAAGAAATATTAATATGGCAAACGGTCTTAGAAAATGGGTTGCTGAAAAATGGGTAGACATTGGATCAAAAAGAAAAGATGGTTCATATGCTCCATGTGGTAGATCAAAAGGAGAAAAAAGAAGAGGCTATCCAAAATGCGTTCCACTTGCTAAAGCTAGATCAATGTCAGAAGGTCAAAGAAGATCCGCAGTTGCAAGAAAAAGAGCCGCAGGAAATACTGGACCTAAACCTAAAAATGTTGCAACATTTGCTAAAAGAAGAAAAATGAGTATGGGAGGATTAGTATAATGGGAGATATTGCATTAAGAGGACAAGGTAGAGCGATGATGGCATCTGGTGGTAGAACTCCAGCATGGCAACGTAAAGAAGGTAAAAATCCATCAGGTGGATTAAATAGAAAAGGTATTGCATCTTATAGAGCTGCAAACCCTGGATCAAAATTATCAATGGCTGTAACTACAAAACCATCTAAATTAAAAAAAGGTTCTAAAGCTGCTAATAGAAGAAAATCGTTCTGCGCGCGCATGAGCGGGATGAAAAAGAGATTAACTTCAGCCAAAACTGCAAGAGACCCAAATTCAAGAATTAATAAGTCCCTAAGAAAGTGGAACTGTTAATATAACCAACAAAGGAGAAAGCTATGGACGCTGTAACATTTATAACAAAACTGCAAAAATTTATCAGAGATTCTTACCAAAACATTGGTGATGCTATGATATCTGGAACAGTTGACAGTATGGAAAAATACAAGTATATGCAAGGACAGGCAAATGCCTACCAAACAGTAATTCAGGAAATCTCTAACCTGCTAAATAAGAA